TTTGATGGTTATAGTTTTCCATTTATACCAATGGTAGAGGAATTATATAGAATAACTAAAGATGGAGGAGTTGTTGTTTGGGTTATTGGTGATCAGATAGTTGATGGCTCTGAGAGTGGTGATTCTTTTAGACAAGCATTAAAATTTAAAGAAATAGGATTTAATATTCATGATACAATGATATATCACAAGAATGGACCTGCATTTCCTGAATCTGGTAGATACTCTCAAGTATTCGAATATATGTTTATTTTTTCAAAGGGTAAACCTAAAACAGTCAACTTGTTTCGTGATAAAGAGAATCGTTGGGCTGGAAGCAAAAATTTTGGAACTCCTAGTGCTAGAACTAAAGATGGTGAACTAAAAAAAAGTAAAAGTTTCACTGTTAGTAAATTAGGATATAGATATAATGTTTGGCATATAAATAATGGAGCAGGTTTCACCACAAAAGATAAATTTGCATTTGCACATCCAGCAGCTTTTCCTGAGAGTTTAGCAGAGGATCATATTTTATCATGGAGTAATGAAGGAGATGTAGTATTAGATCCAATGGTAGGAAGTGGCACGGTTTGTAAAATGTCTAAGATGAATAATAGAAATTATATAGGGATTGATATTAATGAAGAATATGTTGATATATCAAATAAAAGAGTTGATGTTAAACCATACACAAAAGAATCACCCAATGAAAAATTAAAATTTATAATTAGCAGGGAAGAAATTTTAGCAAATAGAAAGAAAAAAGATAAATGATGAAATTTACAGAATTGGACTGGAAAGCATATCAAATATATTTGGATACTCCATCTGATTATACTAAAATGGATATTAGAGACTTTTTTAGTTTTGTTGAATATAGAGGATATTATTATGATTTAGCAAAAAAGCAAATTAGAAAAATTAAATTGGAAACTATAGAATTAGAAGAATTAATTGAAGATTTAAAAAATCTTCGTACTTTTAGTGAATTAGAAAAGAATGAATCTAAATTAGTATCAATTATAATTAGATTAGAAAAATTAAATAAATTAAATAAACTAATGAAATAATATGGTATAAATGTAATATGGATTATAAAGATTTAGTATATATTGACATTGAAACTGCAGGGTTTTATCCAGATTTGTCATCTCTAAAAGAGAACGACATCAGAGGATATGACCTTTTTATGCGTAAAATAGAAAGAAAAAGTCCACAATTTTTAGATTGGAAAGAAGACCCAAATGATGTATATCTTAATAAATCACCTTTGATTCCAGAGTTTGGTAGAGTAGTTTGTGTTTCCATGGCTCGAGTTACTAAAAATGATGAAATTAAAATGATGTCTGTATGTAATGAGGATGAAGAATATATAATCAAACAAACACAGAAATCCCTAATGAATGTATCTAATAATTCTTTATTGGGATTGAGTGGTTTTTATATAAAAGGATTTGATATTCCATGGCTTAATAGAAAAATGTTAAAATATGGTTATATAATTCCTAAAATAATTAAAACTCATAGTGTTAAACCATGGGAGATGAATGTTGCTGATTTAGCTGAAGTTTGGAAAAGTCTTGGTACATTAGAAATTGTTTCATTTGATGAAATGTTATACACATTAGGTATAGATAGTCCAAAAGATATTATGGCTGGTAAAGATGTACATAAATATTTTTGGAAAACTAAAGAACTAGATAAAATTCAAACTTATTGTGAAGGAGATGTGATGGGTTGTATTAAAGCAGCAAAAAAAATCGTACATCTAATATAAAAAAAATTAAAATATGAAAACAAAAACAGATTTATTGATAGATACTCTTACTAATGATAGTGGTAGGCGTGTTTTTACTATAAATGAAACTAAACAATTGATTAAAATTTCTCAATTAGAAGCTATTAATGATGAAGATTAATTGAATAAAGAAATTCTAAAATAGAAACAAATATAAATAATATTATGAGTATATCATATTATAAAAATTAAAAATAATAAATGACAAAAATTATAACAAGTCCTGAAATATTTGAAGAAGAAAAAGGTAATAATGTGTGTGTTTTTTTGGGTGGACCAATTCAAGGTGCTCCTAATTGGCAAAAAGAAATATGTGATGATTTATCAGGTTACAAAAATTTGGTAGTTACTAATCCAAGAAGAAAATCATTAGACAAATCAAAATTTAATTTTGATGAACAAGTAAAATGGGAAACTGAATATTTGAATGAATCAGATATTATTGTTTTTTGGCTTCCAAAAGAAGAAGAAAAAATAGAAGGTAGAATGTATGGACAAACTACCAGATTTGAAGTAGGTGAATGGATAGCAAAATGTAGTAAAAAAATAATAATTGGAATTGATGATAATTTTCCAATGAAAAGATATATTAAGAATAGACTTGAAAAAGATTATGGAGTTAAAATTCTTAATACTTATAATGAATTATTGAAAGAGGTTAAAAATAAAATAGATGTTCTATCTAATTCTAAACCAGATACATTCTTTACGTCTGATGATCACTTTGGTAGTAAAAGAACTCTTGAATTGTCTAAAAGACCTTTTGATTCAGTTGAAGAGATGGATCAATGTATGATAAATTGTTGGAATTCAGTAGTAAAACCTAATGATAATGTTTATAACTTGGGTGATTTTGGAGATTATTCAGTAATTAATAAATTAAATGGTAATATATTCTTGATATTAGGTAATTATGAAATTGATGAGATGAATAAAGATTACAAAGGTGATTTTAAATCATTTAAAAAAATGTTGATAGGTAAAGGATTTAAAAATGTTTATAATGACTTGATGATTTCAACAAATATTGATGAAGAAAAAGTTTTACCATTCAATGAATTTGATAAAAATGAGTATTTATTCATGACACATGAGCCATTGAATGCTGATAAGAAATTTTTTACATTATTTGGTCATGCTCATTGTAGGCAAATGGTAAAAAGATATGGATTGGATGTTGGTGTAGATGGACATCACTTCAGTCCAATAAATATGAAAGAAGTTTTATTTTATAAGGAGGCAATTGAAAAATTCTATGATGATAACGTTTTTGAATAATTAATAATATGGAAAATATAAATTTTGATTTTTTTAGTGAAGAATTTGATGAAAAAGAAATAGTAAAGATGAACATTTCAGATTATGTATCAAAAACAAAAAAAATTCTTTCAGATATACATGAAGAATACTCAAGTTGCTGGTTTAAAACTGAAGTGTCATCTTTAGATGTTGAAAAATGTTGTGATTGTGATAATTGTAAAGGTTCATGTATTATAGTAAAAGATGATAATGAATTTGAGTGTATTACAGATTATGAAGAAGGAATGTGTTGTATTCGTGAGTTTGATAATGAAAGATTTTCACAATTCATGGAAGATGTTATGTTTAATGATGATTCAAATTTTTATGAGTTGTTAGAATCAGATGTTGAATAATAATGAAAGTAATTTCAATAAAACAACCATGGTCATATCTAATATGTTCAGGAATAAAAGATGTTGAAAATCGTAGTTGGAAAACTAATGTGAGAGGTAGAGTATTGATACATTCTTCAAAAAAAATATCAAAATCTATCATAAGTATAGAGCAAAAAAATCATATTTTATTTGATATAAATAAAAATATGAAATTTGGCTCAATAATTGGAAGTGTAGAAATTGTTGATTGTATAAAAAATTCAAACTCAATTTGGGCTGAAGAAGGTATGTATCATTGGATATTAAAAAATCCAATATTATTTGATATTCCTATCGAAAATATAAAAGGCAAATTAAATTTTTGGATTTATGATATTGATAATTTATATTAAATTCTATTAGTAATTTATTGTATATTTAAAAAAATTGTGTATCTTTGTACAAAATAAATAACATTAAAATGATAGTTAAAAATAAAAAAGCATCTTACGAATATGAATTACTTGATGATTTTGTGTCAGGTATTGTATTGGTTGGAACAGAAATAAAATCAATAAGATTAGGTAAAGCATCAATTGCTGATAGTTATTGTGCATTTCAAGGAGATGAATTGTTTTTATTGAACTCACATATTGATGAATATGAATTTGGTAATAGATATAATCATGAGCCAAGGAGACCAAGAAAACTTCTACTTAAAAAGAAAGAATTGTATAAAATTCGTAAAAAAGTAAAAGAAAAAGGTTTTACTATTATAGCAAAAAATATGTTCATAAACGATAAAGGACTTTGTAAAGTTACAATTTGTATTGCAAAAGGTAAAAATACATACAGTAAAAAAGAACATATCAAAGAAAGAGATATTAAAAGAGATACAGATAAAATATTAAAATCTTATAAATAATGAAAATAATAAAAATATTAATAATTAGATTTGTGTTTGCTATAGTGATACTATCAATTCTAGTGTATTCTTTGTCAAAATTGGAGTATAAAAAAGATGTTTATATAATAAAATATGATACATATCAATATAATCCTTATACACATAAAAGGGATTTGGACAGAAAAGATTGTGAATTTACATTGAAAGGTTTATCAGATAAAGATGTATCAGATAAACTAATAGAAATGGAATATTTAAATAATTTGTGTATATCTGATAGCGTTGCAATTAAAGAAATAATAAAATTCTAATTTATATAAATATGATTAAAACAATCAATTTTGATAATTGCTTTACCACACCTAAAAATTATTCAAGAAAAGGTGTTATCTGTACTTGTATGTGTTCAGTTGAAGTTGATAGTGTAAGAACTGAAGTAAACTCAATTAAAGTTGTATATAGTGTAAATCCTACTGGAGGTAATTCAAAACCTCCTGTATCAAAAAATGGTAAATGGAAACAATATTGGAATAATAATTATTGCTACTGGGGTACCTTCAATGAGATTGTAGAACTACCTTATATTTTTTCAAAGATGAAAAATGAAGATTATACTATAATAACATCATATTTCAAAAGAGATCATGTTTTGGTGCCATTTATAGTAAAAATAGTAATAAATAATTTAATTGAGTATAATATACTTAAATTACAAATTGATAGGAAAAATAAATTAGGTAAAATTCAAAACCAGTCTAATTATGAGTAATTTAAAAGCATTAAAAGAAGTGTGTCTAGCACCTTATATTATGATAGCCACTGGTTTGATTGGTGTTAGTAGGAAAGCAGGAGGTAATCAATTTAGACATCAATTTGCTACACTTGGTATTCTAATTGATTATAAATATTGTGATGATCCAGTTTTATTAAAAGCATCAGTTTTGCATGATTTGGTTGAAGATTATAACGGTTCAGAAAGACTTGTTGAAATTCGAAATGTTGATAAAGATGGACCAGAGGTTGTGGATTTAATTTTAGAAGTTTCTAAGAGTAAAACTGAGACGAAAGAAGTATATCTTGAAAGATTATTAAAAAATGGATCAGATAGAGCAAAAATATTAAAATGTGCTGATAGAATTAGTAACCTTACTGATTTACACTTAGATACACACACATCAGGTAAGATAGCACATTACCTAGATCAAACAGAAATATATATTTTACCAATGGCAAAAGAAGTTAATATTGATTTTGAAAAAGAATTAATTGACCTCATTAAACAACGTAGAAAATTATGTGAAAAATAATTAAAAAAATTTTTTATTTGATATGTTTTCGTTATCTTTGTTGTAAATAACAAATAAATAATTATGAAACTAACAGCAGAAAATGTTCATGGCATTTTTAAAAAATGTCTATCTAATGATAGTGTTGATGTAAAAATTGTTGAAGGTGTGTTGACAAAAGCAAATTTTTGTATTAAGAAATTGGAAGAAAATAAATCAAACATATCTGATGTGCTAAATGATTTGTCTGATAATTTTAAACATGATTTGGGTGGGGGTTGGTCATTCCTTAATATGTGTGAGGATAACAAGGGTGTTCAGTGGACAGATTTTCATGCTACTGTTGATGAATTAGTTTGCTTAGGTATTGCTGTTGATAAAATGACTTATTTGATGCCAAGAGAATTATGGGATGCACTACCAGGTGGAATGCCTTACTTAGTAATAAATTAGTATATGAAAGACTTTAAAATAAATAAAAAGAGCATCAACAAAAAAGATTGTTATGAAATTGTGATAACTTTCATGGAAGGTGATGCTGACGGGTATGAAAAAATAAATTTTGTCTTCGAAAAATCTAAATTAGAAGATATTAAATTTAAAAAATATGTATCTGATTTCATTGATTCTATTGATAACTGCGTAAATTTAGATAATAAAGGTAGAGTAGGTTTTTGTGATGCTGATGAAGCTGCAAAATGGTATGGTTATGGAAAAGATAGATGTGGACACAATTATGGCGGCGATATTAATTGGGGTAGATTTTGTGAATGTAGAACTGAATTAGATGAAGATTTTGATGAAGATTTTAAAGATTTAGTACCTTATCAAGAAGAAGATAACTTCTTTTCTTATTCTATTCCAACATATTTTGATGGATTTTATACTTCATATGATAAAATTGATATGTATTACTATAATAGTGAAGGTATTAAATTTGATGTTGATATAGAATAAAAAATTGAAATAATTTTATTAATGTTTGGTGGATTGAAAAAATAGTTGTACTTTTGTATTACAAATAAAAAATAAAATATGAAATCAAAAAAAGTATTGTTAGTTTTCGTTATTTCTGTATTATTTTGTAGTTGTTCATCAAAATATGGACTTTATAGTAGTAAAAATATACATAAGCCACATTATATGACAACATTGAATGTTGATTCAAACGGATTAGTAAAATAAATAAATGTATTTAATATTATTAAAGGATCATGTGTAGAAAGAATTGATTACAAAGGAAAAGAAATTCATATAATGGTATATTTGTACATATAATAGAAATAAATGTAGAATAACCAGAGTAAAAAATAAAGAAAATTTGAAAGTTGGTGATATTCCATATGAAGATAATAGTGACATACTTGAAAATTTGTCTCTTACAATTATTAAAGATTTAGAAGAAAGAATGCTTGATCATTCACAAGATTAAAAATAATTCAATAAATGTTTGGTCGAATGAAAACTTTATTGTAATTTTACATACAAATTAAAAAGATCGGTTGGTAGCTCAATAGGTAGAGCAGTTGGATTAGTCTATAGCTAATCGTATTAATAAGAAAAAATTTTAAAGAAGTAAGAAATTCAATACAATTAGCTAATGTTGAGAATGTCTGAAAATGAGAGATTAATATTGTTAATATCAAAACAGGCAAAAGATAGGGGGTTCGAATCCTTCCCAACTGACAACAAATTATAATAAATGGGAAAATTGTTAGTCTTTAAAAATCATGAAGATTTTCCATTTGGAAATAAACTTCAAATCAGGATTAAAGAACCTATGGGAATAAAAGAATGTCCATATTTATATAGATGGACATTTATTATTTTCGGTTATACATTTAGATTGCATCATTGGCTTAGGTCAGATGATAGACGTTATTTCCATGATCATTCATGTGATTTAATATCAATAATAATAAAAGGTAATTACTTTAATGTAATACCAGATGAAAACGGAAATCCTGTTAAGTATTTAGCTAAAGCATGGAAACCACGTTTTATGAAAGCAGAACAAAGACATTACTTAGATATCCCAAAAGAAGGTGCATGGACAATTTTATTGTGTTCAAAACCATATCATAAATGGGGATTCTATGTGAATAACCACAAATGGAGACCATTAAGATATTTTCATAAGTTTGGAATTATTCAAACAGAAGATTATCAGTAAAATAATAATTATTTTAAAAATAATTCAATAAATGTTTGGTAGATTGAAAACTTTATTGTACTTTTGTACTATCATATTAAAAGAAAAACAAAAATAGAAAAAAATGACTTTTTTTCTATTATATATAACAAAGAATAAAAAACACAACAAGATAAAAATTTAGAAATCATGAGATCAATAAGTAAACATAGTAGTTCATCAAAATCCTTTAAATTCTGGTTTAGAAAAACCGAGTTTGGAACAGATACTTCTTGCCTTATTGTAAATATAAGTTAACATTAATAAATGTAAAAGAAATATAAAAATCCAAACTCAAAAAGTTTGGATTTTTTTTGTTTTAAAAAATGCTCCAATAGCAAAATTGGTAAGGCACCGCCCTTTTAAGGCGGGGACGAAAGTCATTCTGGGTTCGAGTCCCAGTTGGAGCACAACATGAACTCATTATTTTTTAATCAAGTTTAAAGCTATTTTTTATATTTAATATATACATTAAAAATATTATAATATGAAAAAAGAATGGGATGAAAATGAAATTAAAATATTAAGTGAAAATTTGAATAAATCATATGAAGAATTATCTAAATTATTAAATATATCAAAAGATTCAATAAGAGGTAAAGTTAGAACTATTAATTCTGATAATAAATGTAAAAAAACATTATTTGAATATGTTAATTGGGTGGATGTTCAAAATTATTATAATTTGAATAATATGTGGGATGATGTTCTTAAAAAATTTAATATAAATAATTCCACATTAAATAAAGCTGTTGAATCTAATTTATTTAAGACTAGAAGTAAAAGTGAATCATTTATAATATCAAGAAAAAAAACAAAAAGATACCATAGTGAAGAAGTAAAAAAGAAAATATCAATAAGTAGAACAAAATATTTAAAAGAACATCCAGAAAAAGTTCCTTATTTGTTAAATCATTATAGCAAAGGTCCAAGTTATCCTGAGAGATATTTTGATGAAATATTTAATGGTAAATTTGAATATGAAAAATATGTACAATCAAGTTTATATCATATAGATTTTTCTATAACTAATAAAAAAATAGCAATTGAAATAGATGGAGATCAACATTACTTAGATAAAAAAATAGTAGAATCAGATATAAGAAAAAATAAATATTTGATATCTGATGGATGGGATATAATAAGAATAAAATGGAGTGATTATCAAAAAATGACAAGAACAGAAAAAGAAAAATATATTACTGGGTTATTAGAATATATTAATAATTTATCTAATAATAAACCAATAATAGAATATAAAGATAACTATACTTATTGTATAAATTGTGGAGAAAAAATATGGAAAACTTCTATTAGGTGTGTAAAGTGTGCACATTTATTACAAAGAAAGGTATTAGAAAGACCTTCTAAAGATGATTTGATTTTGATGGTAAAAGAAACAAGTTTAGAATCTGTTGGTAGAAAGTATGGAGTTACTGGAAATTCTATTAAAAAATGGATTAAATAAAAAAATAAAATATTTGTCATAGTGAATGACAGTTATTCAGTTAGGCTGGACATAAAAATTATTCATCTGAATAGTGAGAAGCTATTATAAAAAAATAAATATAAAATCATGGGGTAAAGTTAGATTTCGGCAGAAAGTTTATGACACAAAGAGATGAAACAGGTAGATTCATTGTTAAGTCATTAAAAACAGGTAAAAGTTATTATGTGGAACCAATTGGTTCAAAACGTTCAGCAGATTGGGGTTCATATAATCCAAGTACAGGAAATATAGAACATAAAAAGGGATATGACAAATTTTCAGGTGCAATATCAGAAGATGAAAGTCTAATCACAAAAGATAATGGATTTAATGATATTACTTATACAGGAATTGGTGTTTCACCATTCTCAGTGATTGATAAATTAGATTCAGAATATGCAAAAAAATTAATACTTGAAAAAAACAAGTAATGGTATAAGGGTAAATCGTATAGGTGCTTATTGTACGTTGGTCTGAAAAACCAAAGGCTGGTGTTGAACTCACCGTTTACTCACTGAAATAGTATTTTAATGTAGTTTGAGACTATAGTATTTTTTTATATACTACAAAAAAAGACTACATTATGAAAAGTAAAAATTGGACAAAGGAAGAAGATAATTTATTAACTAATTATTATACCCTTTATGGTATAGATGAGTGTTTAAAAGTATTAGATAGAACAAAAAGATCAATCCAATTAAGAAGGAAAAAATTAAATATTTTAGCAAATAATAATATTAAAGATAAATATCATAAAGAAAATTTAGAAAAAATTGTAGTTGAATCTAAAACATATTTAGAATGTCTTAAAAAATTAGGAATTAAAAATATGGGATCATCTTACAACACATTAAAAAAATATATAAAAAAATATAATATTAGTATAGAACATTTTGAAAATAATATTATAGATGTTATTCATAATAAAATTGATTTATCTAAAATATTAATTGAGAATTCAACATATAATACAACAATATTAAAAGAAAGACTTTATAAAGAAGGATTAAAAGAACGTTTATGCGAAAAATGTGGGCAAGGAGAAGAATGGAATGGTGAGCATATGTCATTGATATTGGATCATATCAATGGTATAAATAATGATAATAGAATTTTTAATTTGAGAATTGTTTGTCCTAATTGTAATTCAACATTACCTACTCATTGTGTTGGAAATAAAAGAATGATAACTAAAAATAATATAATAAATAATAATTATATAGAAACACATAAAAAATATAAAAATAAAAAGACAGATAAACAACTAGATTATATATTCAAGAGTAGAACAGTAGAAAGACCTACATATGAACAATTAAAAATGGATATAGAGTTATTAGGATTGGAAGGATCTGGTAGAAAATATGGAGTATGTGGAAATTCTATTAAAAAGTGGAGAATTTTTTATGAAAAAAATTATTAAAATATAGTTATGCGTCATTAAGCAAGTGGTCAAAGCAGATGATCTCCAAAATCATTCCGAAAGGTTCATGGGTTCGAATCCCAATATGGCGTGCTAAAATATGTTCTAATAGTAGAATATAAAATTAAAATAATGGAAGATGAATTGCTCAGAGAGCAAGACAGACTTGAAATCTGTACGGTCGGAAACGACTTGGGGTTGGGACCTACTTCTTCCGCAAAAAATGGTAAGTTAAGCAGTCAATTGGAGTGGCGACTAGCCTTGAAAACTAGGTTTCGTTTAATCGGATGGGGGTCGGGTCCTCAACTTACCGCAAATTATTAAAAAGGAGATTAAGCTAATCTGGTGAAAGCGTATGCCTGAAGAGCATGAGAGATTGGATCAAAACCAATAATCTCCACATAAGGAAAATTAAGTCCATAATTGGTATTGGCGCAGTTTGCTAAACTGTTCATCGAGTTAAATCGGTGTGAGGGTCCAAGTCCCCCATTTTCCGCAAATATTCAGAATGTGAATATTATATATGTCACTTGTAGTCGGTAAGGGATGCCGCCCTGATTGTGGTTCAGGAATACTTAATAGTTAATGTGGGTTCGAATCCCATCTGGTGACCAAATATATGGTGGATATAGTGTTAGCGGTTAGCACGTTAGGTTGTGGTCCTAAAAGGTTCGGTTCGAATCCGAATATTCACCCCAAAAAAAAGATTATTGATGAAGTGCTGGAAGCCTTAGTTCGATTCTGATAGTCACTGATTAGTCATCAGTAAAGGTTGACAACCTTTGTAATCTTTTTTGACATTAAAATGCTCTTGTAGCTTAATGGTAGAGCTGTTCCCTCTTAAGGAAAGGGTTGTGGGTTCGATTCCCACCAAGAGCACAAATCATAAAAATTTACTGTGTATATCTGCTTCCCATTCATTTGAAGGATATGTTAGTTCTCTTACATCAAATATTTCAGAAATATAATAATCTCCGTTTCTTCTTCTACTATATCCTAAAACTGAATCATATCCAGCATCTCTAACAGAATTTGCTATTATATTTTCTTGGATTGCATATCTTATTAGATTTGATTGTTTACTATTTATTATCATATCATATCCTAAATCACAATTTTCACTATAATCAGATTTTTTATTGTATTTAGTTAATAATTCTCCTATATTCTCTGGTTGTATATTACGTTTTCTTAATATGAACTCGTAAATATCATTTAATAATTTTTTATTTGAACCTTTTCCATTAATTTTATCATATGCATTTTCAGGTACTTTACCGCCAGTAGCTCCTTTTATAAAAAGTGGATTTTTTAATAAAATTTCACCTTCGTATTTATCTGTTCCTCCATATCCACTTTTTCCTCCTCTATATTCTTTGATGTTTTTATCTTCAATTGGTAGATAGAATACACCAGTTCTTATTGATGTTTCTCCGTCTTGTTCTGGCTTTTGGTAACGAACAACATTTAGTAATAGTCCATCATCTAATATTTTTGTTCCTGTTGTATTTTCTACAGCTGACATAAAAATTTCGTCATTTAATGGTAATTCTGTTTTATATTTTAGTGATCTTGTTCTATCAGGTGATATATGTTCATTGATAAATATTTCAAATTTTGTTTTCATATTTGTATATATTAATAAACAAATTTAGATTTTTTAAATAGATAATAAATATAAAAAATAAAAATGTACTACGTAATACAAGAAAATACTTTCAAAGAAGAAAATTATGATAATTTAGTTGAAACATTAGATAGAATGAAATTACCTTATGAAGTAGTTAAGGTTTTGCCATTTGTAGAAGATTTTGAGTTTAAAACTAATAGAAAAGATGTATTTTGCTTTGGTTCTGTTAAAATGGCAAGATTAGCAAAAAAATACAAATGGTTTCCTGGTTCTCAATTGAATGATAATCATGATTATAGAGTTTATAGTAAATATTACAAGGAAAATTTGTTGAATTATGATTCAATAGTTCAAAAATTTGGAGATGATATTAATGAAAGGACTTTATTTTTTGCTAGACCGTGTGAAGATACAAAAACATTTACTGGAAAGGTATTTGATATGTATGAATGGATAGAATTTAGAGATAATCATTTGAATAGTGAATATGAAACTTCATTAACAAAAGATACTGATATTCAAGTTAGTTCTGTTAAAAAAATAACAAAAGAATTTAGGTTTTGGATAGTTGGAGGAAAAGTTGTGACTGGAAGTCTATATAGAATGGGATATTTTATTAATAGAAGTGAATTAGTTGATGATGGAGCATTAGAATTTTGCAAAGAAATGGTTAGTATTTATAATATATCAAATTCTTTTGTGATGGATATTTGTGAAGTGATTATTGATGGTAATCCTGAATATAAAATAATTGAATTGGGATGTATTAATTCGGCAGGTTTTTATTCTGCAAATATGCCTAAGTTAATTAATGCTCTTGAAGAAGAATTTTAAAAAATTATATATTATATGAGAGATGGTAAGAATGCTAAAGTTGAATTTTTGAGTACAATATCAAGCTACAAATTGATAGCATCAGAAATAAATTATAGAGATATAGATGGAATTGAGCATGATATTAAATTAAAACCATTATTCAATAAAAATGAATATGATATTTTTTTAGAATCATTGAATCATGAATATGATGATGGATTTGGTGGTCAAAATTTATATGGTGTAATATTTTGTGAAGATGCAGTATGGATGCAAAGAGGCGAATATGATGGTAGTGAATGGTGGGATACCTATCAATATCCTGATATGAGGAAATCATTTACTGAGTCAGATGTTCTAAAATATGAAAGAAATAAAAAATTGAAAGTTATTGGTGAATTATCTCAAAACAGGACCATCATCTAATAATATATAATCATATTAGATTAATATAATTTATTAATAAAAATAAAACTTTATTAACAAATTAAGATATATTCTAAAAAATCAATCAATGAGTTGATTATAAAAACAAACAAAATATATTATGGAAGAAATTTATGCACAAATTCTTGAACAATTCGAAATTGTAAAAGAAAAACATGAAAAATTTGTCACAAAAGGAAATAAAACAGCAGAAGCTGAAGTTAGAAAAGCTTTTGGTGAAATTAAGAAATTGGTGACTCCTTATAGACAAGCATCTGTTGAAGCTACTACAAAAAAGTAATCATACGATTAAAAGGTTAAAAAGAGGATTATTTTATAATCCTCTTTTTTTTATGAAAATTTTTTTGTATATTTGTATATGAAAACGTATAAAGGAAATATTTTAAAATTAAAGTCAAATCAAATATTTGTGTTTGGTTCTAATACACAAGGAAGACACGGAAAAGGTGCAGCACTTAAAGCTAAAGAAAGATTTGGTGCTATATATGGACAATCATGTGGATTACAAGGACAATCCTATGCAATAGTAACAAAAAATTTGACTAAATATAATCATCCATCAGTGAGTTCTGAATACATTATTGATCAAATAAAAAAATTATATTTATTTGCTAAAGAAAATAATAATTTAGAATTCATAATTGCGTATTCAGGAACAAAAATTAATCTTAATGGTTATTCTAATCAAGAGATGGCTAATATGTTTTTTATTGAAGAGCCGCCAAGAAATATAGTATTTGAAGAAAATTTCTCAAAATTAAAATTAGAAGACATTTAAAATGACAAAGAAAGTATTTTTAGAAAAACTAAAATTGATAGATACGCCTACAATACAGGAACTTACTAATTGTGATACATTAAATACATTTGAATATTGTATTAAGATATATGGATTAAACTATAAAGGCGAATATGCTAAGGATAACTATTTTTATACTGAGTTTTGTTCATGTAATAAATGGTCAGGTGATGAAAAATATGAAAAATATCTAATAAGAACAACAAAAATGAAGGAAAAATATTTTAGGTGGTTCAGAGAATGTTCCAATGGTAAATATTATTTCATTAGAAATATAGTAAAAATTTAATAGATAAAAATATGATAATAGATAAAATGATTGCATTGATTGCTCATGATTACAGAAAATCTGATATGATTGAATGGGTTAAATATAACGCAGAAACGTTACAGAAAAATAAATTGGTTTGTACTGGAACAACAGGTAAATTAATTAAAGAATGTTTAGATGAATATTGTGAATCTAAAAATATTGATAAAGTTTCAATGATGATTATGAATTCTGGACCACTTGGAGGTGACGCAGAAATAGCATCCATGGTAGTTAAAGATGAAATTGATATGTGTATATTTTTGATTGATGATCTTAATGCAAATCCACATCAAGCAGATATTCAGATGTTACTACGTCAATGTAGACTACATGATATTCCAGTTGCATGTAATCGTCATTCTGCTGATTTGATGATAACCTCAGACTTATGGGGTACTGATTATAAACCATCTTTACCAACATATAAAAAATATAATAGAGAATAAATATGTCGTATATTGTAGTAGATGTTGAATCTGATGGAAAATTGTTAGGTGAAAACTCAATGGTTTGCTTCGGTGCCGTAATAGTTGAACCAAGTTTAACTAAAACTTTTTATGGTAAAACAAAACCAATTTCTGAGGTTTATGATAAAGAATCACTATCAATTAGTGGATTCTCAAGAGAGGAGCATGAGTCTTTTGATGATCCAGAAAAAGTGATGTTGAATTTCACAAAATGGATATTAGAAAACTCAAATGGTAGGCCAATTTTAATATCAGATAATAATGGATATGACTTTTCTTGGATAAATTGGTATATGATTAAATATACAGGTGAGAATCCTTTTGGATGGTCAAGTCGTAGAATAGGAGATTTATATTGTGGTATGATGAAAGATTCTTATGCAAAATGGAAGCATTTAAGAAAAACAAATCACTCACATCATCCAATTGATGATGCAATAGGAAATGCTGAAGCAATATTAGAAATGCAAAAAATGGGATTAAAAATAAAATTAAAATAAATTGTATGTATTCAGTGTATGAGGAATTAATAGGTAAGATTATAATTAAGATAGATAAATGTGTAAATGATGATAATAATGAAGATAATATAACATTTTATTTATCAAATGGAGAAATTTATGAGTTATGTCATTATGATGATTGTTGTGAAAGTGTATCAATAGAAGATATAAATGGAGATTTGGATGATTTGATAGGATATAAATTAATTCAAGCAGAAGAATCATATGAAGATGATAAAAATGCATCAGAATCTGGTACTTGGTCATTTTATAAATTTGGTACATCAAAAGGTTATGTAACTATACGTTGGTATGGAACATCTAATGGTTATTATAGTGAAACTGCAAGTATGAATAAAATTGATAAAACATTATCAATTAAAGAACTTAGAAATTATAAATTATGTAAGATAGAAAATATAAAAAAAGAGTCAATTTAAATTGACTCTTTTTTTATACTATTAGTTCTAATGAAATTAGTAATGTGGTATTTGCATTGTCAATTAATATAAAAGTATCAAAAACATATACTGTTATTTCATTTTCTGTAAAAGTTATAGATTTGAAATATTTCTTAGGAAAAGTTATAGATAATTCATCATGCTCAATTTTACATATTTCTAAATCCCAATTATTCTCACCAATTGTAAGTGCATTATCAATTACATTTAATGTTAAAATATCATTTTCACTGTCTATACTGCCTATTTTTTTTATTTTCAAAAAGGAATTTTTATCAAGTGAAAATTGAAAATCTATTAAATCTTTATTTAGAACTGATGCAATCATATTCATGTCAATATTAGTATTTACTGCTCTACAATCTCCTCCAGTTATACTTAATTTTAGTTTTGAATTCTTTAATTTAAAATTATCTACATAAGTGTCATCATTCATAAAAAATTCACATTTTATGGTTTCTTGATAATCTAAATAATTTCTAAGAGTAATTTCAAACTTTTTTGCATCGGTTATAATAAATCTTATTTCTTTTTCTATATCTGATACAAATGAAAAAATTTCATCTGTTTTAAAAATATATGATTTGAATGCGTTTATATTATTTTTTTCACCAACAGCAGCGTATAGTAATATTTTTTCTTTGTCTATTTTTAATAGAATTTCATTATCTATCGCTGTTAAATCATGAACTTTTTCTAAGAAAAATGCTAATTGTATTAAATCCATTGAGAATTTATAAGAAATTGATGTAGGTATTGTTGCCATTTGTGTTTGATTTTAATTTATCTAATATATAATTTTTTTAAAATATTGTTTGTTAAAAATATAAAATTATTTATATATATAGACAAAAATATGTATATTTGCACTTTAAAAATAATTGATAATAATGATAACAAATTTTAAAACATTTGAATCATATAATAAAATGATAAAAGAATATATACTACAGTATCCAATTTCTAGAAGTGGTAAAGTTGGCGGAGAAGGTACACACGTAATGTGCTTACCTAGTGATGAATATCCTAAAAAATATTGGAATAAAATTATATTTGTTTCTGTTGATACACAAGGTAAATATCAATTACGTGATATGACAGGATCAAATAAAGAAAGATTGACAACTTTTGGTGGCTACTATAGTTTATTCTTTGGTTCTGCAATTCCAAATAAGCATTTTAGATGGATACCAAATTCTGTAATATATGATAGAGTTGGTAATAAAGTTGGTAATGTAGATGAAGTTCAGATAGATTCTGAAAAATATAACATATAAAAATTAAGAGTTTATAATATAAACTCTTAATTTTTTTATCTTCCAGGATATCTTGGACCAGAAATTGCAGGAGTTCTCCTATATATTCTACTGTGTGCTCCAATTATTCCTGCTGTATTTTCAGACATACTTGTAATATTTTCAACATATCTTAGCATATCTCCTTGTATATTATTATTTACATATAATTCTACTAAGTTTTTATATCCTATATTATCAAAGCATGTGGATAGTGTTATCGTTGTCATTACAACATCATCATTGCCACTCTCAGCTTTGTATGTAATCATACCAGAAGTTGTCTCATGCTTACTAAAAGTGGTTATTTCCTTTATGTTTATCTCACTGTGTAATATCATTTTTCTATTTCTAATAGATTGTTGAAATTCTTTATCGATAATTAGATGTTTATCTTTACTTAATTTCATTCCTATCTTGCCTGCTATGTCTTCTCTATTGTGTTTATATCTTAAGAATACTGAGTTTGAGTAATTGTTTTTACCATCAAATACATTAGGTAAATGAGCCAATAATTCAGAACCATATGTATTATATTCAAGTACAATTTTTGTTTTTTCTGGATCAAATAACTCAAATGCTATTAGATATAGCATATGTGCAAGTTCTCTTATTGAATATAAATTATTTCTGAATAATCCTATCTGTTCAAGTTTAAATAAATCTTGTATGTTATCATATTGATATTTTTCTATTTCATTTTTGTCTCTTAATGCTAATCTAAATATATTTATAACAGAATAATCCTTTGCTAATCCTTCTGATAAGTCAATTGATAATACAGTATAATAATCTTTTGCTCTTGCAACATTAAACAGATTTAAATCTTTTACGAATTTCAAAGAATCATATGGAAATTTAAATTTATCAAATTGATTTATATTTATATTATCAAAAGGTATTTGATAACTTTTCAATAAATCAATAGTGTCTTTATTAAATAGAATTTTATCTCCAGTGACAAAATGTAAGCCGTATTCTTGATCAAATTTATCAGATGATAATAATAATTTTGTTTCTTCTTCTTGCCAATTGCTAACAATTGCCAATTCAGGTAAAGGAATTCCATTTATTCTTATTTTTCTTATATTTTCTATGTGTGTTTTTTCATCTTTTATATTGTACGCTACACAGTCAAACATATCTTCTCCTATATATTTTTTATATAATGTTATATCATATTTGTCTCTTATTTCACGTAGTAATGCAGATTTTGCTATATTATATTTTTTTAATTTAGCTTCCATTATTTTAATTTTTGTGTCCTCTCTTCCTGGTACTTGATTCCACAAAACTCTCATTGCCTTATATGGATTTTTTAATGGGTCGTCCTCTGGTAATTCAGCGTTTGTGAATAATTCCCAAAACATATTATATCCATTTGGTGTAGATGTTATTACTATATGTGAATTATTAACTGATGATACTACTGGAATTATAGCTCCATAATAATCTCGAATGAAATTTTCTGGAATGTGAGCAAACTCATCAAGATAAAGAAAGTCAATTGTAAATCCAATTGATGGATCTTTTGTTCTATTTTCTGTTTGAATTCTGGAATTATTTTCAAATGCAATTTGAGTTTCATTCCAGTTAGTCACTCCTTTTTTAAGAAAGAATGGTACCAACTTATAAATATCTTTTATTTTTCTTATAATTTCTTTAACTGTCTTTCCTTTATTTGCAACAACCATACAACCTTTATCATCATTAAATAGAACAAAATGTAATAATACAATAGCAGCAGAAACTGTCTTACCTGTTTGTCTACTTGCCATTAATATACTTCTTGGATTTTTTGTGTATAAGTCAATAATATCTTTTTGATAATCACGTAATTTCATAGGA